TTTTAATTTTAATTTTTATTTTTGTGTTTAAATATGTTTATTTAGTTTTTGGGATGGTTGTATGCGTTTATAAAATTCATGTGAATTTCTACACATGGAGCGTCTAAGCAATCATCTTTTTGCTAGTGATTTCATTAGCAAATAAAAGAAGGAACGATGTTAGAGTATTATAGTAGTAATACTCCTTCGTTTGAAAATAATAAAGCCACTACAAATAATAATGATAATGAACAATTAAATGATGATTTGGTTTATATGAACCAAAATTTAGAGGGAGTCAGTAGTGTTAATACGATTTCTTCTAATTATTTTTCGCAAGTACGTACAAGGTCAATTATAGAGCCAGATTTTTTATATGATAAGAAGTATAGGCTGACTAGTGTTGATCCTGAGCTTAAAATGGATTTTTCGAGAATTTTAAATAAACCATACTTTATTAAAAATATTGTATGGACTAATACTTCGGCTCAGTTTGCGGTTATAGATGTGACTAGAATTCCTTTGGATATTTTTAATAATGCTTTAGCTAAGATTCCATTTGAAGCTTCTACTCTATATAGAGCTAAAATGTCGATCTTGCTTCAAGTAGCAGGGACTCCTATGCACCAAGGTATTTTGATTGCAGCCGCAATGCCTATAGGCTTTGCGTCGGATCCAACTTATACTGGAGTGAGGAGATCCTTAAATTCTTTGATGGCAGCTCCTCATGTCTTTTTGAATGCTAATGAGCAAACTTCAACTCGTTTGCGAGTCCCTTTTTATGTTAATTCTCCGTTGGATAAAACTGATTTGGATCGAACAACCTATAATCTAAATTTTACAGGTACTGATTATGCTGCTATACCTATTATGGTTTTGAATCCTTTGGGTGTGCCTACGAGTGGCTCTGCAAGTGTTAGCGTGTCTATGCACGTTGTTTTTGATGATATTGAATTTTATGCTCCTCATACAGATGTTTCGTATGTTCCTGTTCCAGCCCTTGAGGCTCAAGGTTTGATGGAAGATTTAAAATCAGCTGGGACAAAAGCTATTGATGGAGCTTTTTCGACGGTGAGAAAGCTTACGGGTGATCTTTTTGATGTGGCTCGTTCTGGAGTGAGGCAATATACGGGGTTGCATTCTCCTAATTTTCCTATGCTTCAAAGTAAAACATATATTCAGAGCCGTAATGTCGCAAATGTAACAGATGTTCCTGTTAGATTTGATAAAATGGATAATTTTGGCAATTTTGATAGAGTTGTTAAGGATTTTATTTATGAAACTGCTCAAGATGAAATGGACATTAAGTATTTAGGAACTAAGCCTCAGTATTTGGG